GCCGTTGACAGTCGTATTGCCATCGAGAGCGATGTGTTTACCTGCGATTGTTACTCCGTAGGAGTTTAAGTTAATCGCTGAGATAATATCGCTGCCAGACATTTTACTTTGCGGGATTTTGTCTTTAATCGCAAGCATGATACTGTCACCAGATAGCCTCAAGAGGGACTGAATTTTTTCTAAGGTCACAGACTGATTTATCAAGCTTTTTAGCTGTGTAAAGTTAGAGGAGATAGTGTTATCCTGATTGGATATCCTGCGCTCATAACCCGCTACAGTCTCTTTTAAAGAGTTGTAATTGCCTTCTGCATCTTGCAAGCGCCTTTGATAACTGTTTAGGTCTTGCTGCACACGACTGACAGCGCCTTGCCTGTCTTTAATCTCTTGTAAGATTTGGCTAGCAGTTGCTTGTTGCGTTGATTGCAACCCACTAATTTTAGACTCCAGCTCTGTCCGCATGCCTTGATTTGAGCGAGTAAACTCAGCACGCAAACCCTTTAGCTTGTTTTCGTAGGCCTCGGTCGTGCCGCTAGATGTTGTTGTGATTTTAGCTGATAGCTGCTTAAGCTTATCATCATACTTTTGAGACAAGCCATGAGCACTTGCTTGTATCTCAGCTTGCAAATCTAACTTATCATCACGCATGGTGGCTTTTAAGCCCTCAATACCAGCTTGATAACTTGCGGATAAGCGCCTATCAGCATCTTGATACTCACGTCTGATACCATCAATGGTGTCATTGATGAGCGCTAGCTTTTGACCAGTCTCCTCACTAATGCGTGTAGCGATACCTTTGGCGGAGTTAATAATCTCAGTCTTAATCGTACCATCGTAGTACTCCTGCAACATGCCACGGTTAGTCAGCTTGATTTTTGACCAAAGTTTGGAGTTTTTAGTATCTGTCAGCTCTAAATTAATAGACTGTAGACCACTAAGCATCTCCTCAAGACTTTTAAACACACCTGTCGACTCACCGCTACCCTCAACAACCACAGGCGCCACATAGCCAGTCGCTTTATCCCCTCGCTCAATCATGAGCTGATTAAAATGCGCTGTGCCTAGACACTTGCTAGCTAGTCTGACTTTTGGGTTGTCGTTCTCTGCAGTAAATGTGTAATGCACACGTCCGTCCTTACCAATAACGAGATTTGACTCGTCTAATGTTAGTGTTGGATCTCTACTCATTTATCCTCCTTAATCTGTTTTTTGTATGAGTTTTTTTAACTCATCAAATTTTTTATCTACGTAATCTTTAGTCGCAGCATGTTTTCCAGATGTTGGATCTTTAACTGTTAGATTACCATCCACGATTGAATCTGCATATGAGTGAAAGCCGCCATCTGGATTTACATAAAATTTGTCTTTATTTTTATTTCTGATTCTGAGCATTTTACCAGTTGTGCCTGCGGACGAATTGATGAAAATGCCTTGGGCAGCAGTACCATTTCCACTGGCTCCCCGTTTTCCAACGATATCAATAGATAACGCTGCAGCGTTTTCATCGTATTTTGCGTCAACGTTTGGGTTTTCGTGTGTGATTTTGAGTGTTCCCAATGCTCTTTCGATGCCTCTAATTTGCATCGCACTACCGCCTTCATTAGCACTGGTTATATTAAGTGCTGAGGAAAAATTAGGTGTGCTTGGCTGGCGCATTACAATATTTACAGCATTAGTCTTACCGCTGTAATCCACAAATTGAGCTGACTGATCAAACGTATCTTTGTCAGAGCGTAAAATCATCAATGGTCCATCAGTAGTATCTTTATTTGTATACATCACCATAGCAGCACCTGCTGATTTAGACATATCAATGTTAATCGCTCCTCCTGTAGAAGATGAGTGCTTAATATGACTATTAGGTTTAAACTGTAGTTGTCCTGTCATTGTGCCGCCTGTCAAATTCATTTTTTTGTCTAGCTCTTTTTTTGACTCTGCTTTTAAGTAAACAGTGTCTTTGTCTGCTTTAATTGATTCTAATTTGGCGATTTTATTATCAGTTTCTTTTTTTTGTGCAAACGCATCTAGATCTGGTTTATTAAGGTACTTAAGCTTACTAAATCGGTTTTTACCATCACCAAACTTCGCATATCCTGTGTCGGTCTCAAGACCTATCTCACCCTCAAGTAAGATGACAGTACTGCGAGCCCATTCTTCGGCAGTCATCCGCTTAAATTGGACTCGCAGCGGTATAGTTTCTGTCATTGATTACCTCCGTCTAATATAATTTGTGGACTGTCTGACCACTGCCCTGCTATCGTGGCATTATTGCCGTCCACAACCTCTTTATAGCTCATATCCAGGGCCAATTCCTGCACCTCCGACGCGTTTAAATCTATCTGCTTAGATTTATACCAGTCGCTGGTTACAAGCACTGTGTAGCTAAACGGATAAACGCTGATAACTTCTTTATCCTTGGTTAGATTAAAGGTCTGCGGCTCCATTTTTGCTTTGGTTGGTGTCAGTACTAACTTAACTCCCTTGTTGTTAATTTGCGTCAATGTGATAGCTACTTTTTTGAGTAGCTCACACGTTTGACTAAAGCTAATCGTGTACGTCTCGCCACGCTTAAAACCACCGTCGTTGGCTTCTACTTCTATGTAATCCTCATCATAGGTTTTGGTGCGGTTAGGGTCGCCAACCAGCAAATTTTTGTTGTAGCGGGTCTTACCGTTGTTACCTAAAATTTCGGCGTTTAGACGGGACGTCTCGCTCGTTTCACTGACTTTGTTTTTGAGGTCATCAAAGCTTTGTTTAATCGATGGGATGTCCTCTACCTTGATAGCATCTGTGATTTTTTTGATGGCTTCTTCTGGCAACGCTAGGTTTTTTAGGGTTTTTCTAAATTCTTCAAGCTCTTTATCGGTGCGTTCATCAACTTCTTTGATTTGTTCTTTTAAGGTCTTGAATTGCAAGCCTTCTAGCTCAACCTTCTTTTTAAAGTTATCAAATTCAAGGTTAACTTTGCGCCAATTGTCTTCCATCTCCTTTTTGCCAGTCTCGATACGTTTCTCGATGTCCTGCAAAAACTCTTGGAAGGTCATCCCCAAGCCTGTGATGGTCTCTAAAGACTCATTTATCATGTTTTGGACAGCCTCTTTACGAGACCGTGACTCACGATTTTGGACAGTGCTGTAATCACCAAGTGTTACGACTGACCTGTTAAAATTAAGCTTGTCAATATCAATCTCATCAACTCGAGTTTCAAAACCTATTTTTACCTCGTCGTAGATAATGGCTACTGAGTCACCTTTCCACGTCTCTGGACCAATATCTAAGATTTCCGCCTTGTAGATTCTGATAGGGATTGACAAACGCTGCAATTCTTCCCAAGTGGCTTTTAAGAGTTCCGCCTTGTCCTCGATTTCTTCGTTGACAAAGACACCCCAACGATGCTTTAATTCGCCATTTTGAGACAAGCCGTATTCTTCCCTTGCACTATCTAGTGCTACAAAGTTTTGGCCAGCTGGTTTGTCTATCGGGTCTCCTTTTTCAACCGACCAGACAACATCAGTAAATTCAATCCTGCGTCCATAGCCTTGGCGTTTTTCTTCCTGTGGCAAGTGTCCCTCAACATCTTTAGGCTCAGCTTCCTCATGTTGGATTTCTTCGCCTTTTCCTCGACCAATCAGGCATGTCACAATATCGTCCGTTGACTCCTCGTAGACGACTTTAAGCAAGTTACTTCCATGCTCAAATTGCTTACCTGTAGGTTTCCCAAAGCGCTTTTTAAGGTCGATATAACGACTGGTTATTTTGTTTTGGACAAAGGTATATCTGACATTAAACTCACAGTTAAATGCTTCTACAACCTTAATCAGAGCTGCTCTTGGGCTGATGTAGTAATAACTAAGCGTTCTAACATTAGTTATTCCCTCAACTTTGCCAACCTGATAACCAGTGCCTTCTAGGGCGCCAGCAATGCAAGCATCTGCGGACGATTGCCTAAATCGCTTGTCTTTGATGATGGCAATGGTATCAAGATCACTCTCTGCTTTATCTAGGCCTTTGTAAAACTTGCTATCTTCTAGGTTGTAATCAATGACTTTAAAGAGCTTAAAGACCTCCTCTTTTAGGTTGGGGTCGTAGTTAAAAAAACCAAAGTAAACAAAAGGCTCAATGTCATAGTCAACTGGCACTTCAAAGCTAGCTTGATCCCAATCATTGTTTTTGACCTTAAAATGCCACGAGAGTAAGTCATCAGTGCCAACAGTAGCGACTAAGCGCTCCAGTTTATCAAAGAGATAAATCATAGATAAACCTCCCTAAACTCTGCGGTTATGGTGGCATTGGCACACTGTAATGTATTATTACCAGGTAATAGCTCAAAATACCTACTATTAACCATATCTAAATCGCCAAGGATATTGCGTCCGTTCTGGGTAATCTTACCCGTGGCCATATCAATCTTGATTTCGTCAGTGGTATAAGTACCAGTCAATCTGATATACTTCTGACTCTCGACATGTAGCAGATTAATTCCCTTAGTTGAAGACAATAGGTTGAGGGTGATAATAGGTTTAGTTTTTACTTGACCTTGGTAATTGATGATACCGCCTTGTAATAACTTAACGTCTTTAAATTTGTAAGGATCGTAACAGATAATTTCTATCTCAACCACTGCTTCGCAACGTTTTTCTTTGAGATCGGGGATTTTTTTTAATTGCCCTAAATAATAACAACCATCATCATCACTAAATTCAAATTTTGTAACTTTTGATTTGACTAGCAACGCATGTAGATTACTAGCTAACTGTCCAAAGCTACTAACGTCACTCGCCTTTAGATAGACTGTCCAGGTAAGCTGTAAGCTATCCTTGGTTTTTTGATGATAATAAGCACCATGTCTCCCTAAAACCTCTGTAACTTGATGATTGTATTCACCCGCATGCCTTCCCTCAATTTTGATTGTTTTAAAAGAGGCAGAGTCGCTTTTTAAAACATCTTCAAGCAACTGGCCATTGACTGTTGTTGTCAGCGGCAAAAACGTGACTTTGCCATTGACTATTTTTCTAAACATCTCTGCTCCTTTCTAAAAACTAGACGATTTTAAACGTAACGCTTCGTCTTTACGCTGTAACTCTGATATTTTATCTTTGAGTTGTACAAGAGTCATATTACCAAGCATCACGGTTAAATCAATGATCTGGTCTTTATCTCCGTTGGCCTTTACAAGCTCTATGAGCTGTTTTAATAAAGCTTCTACTTGACGATTATCAATAGAGATATTCGTTTGATTAACCGACTGATTAGCTGACGATAATTCTTTGATAAATCGAGATTCGGACGAAATCCCCACACCGTGAGCATATTTAGGGATTCCCCTAGAACGCATAAAGTCCTTTGTCTTACTTGCTCGTAAAACCTTAGTACCTTTTGGCATATCAGGCAGAAGGACATTACGGCCTTCTGGTATGAAAGATAATCCATTTGGATAAACGACTAACTCACGATAAGTAGGCCCTTTTTGGTCATTGACCAAGGCAGGTCCCCCGCTGTGATAGTTTGTACCGTTTTCCAATCCCACAAAGTTTTTGATGGCGTTTATTCCGATAGTGATTGTTCTAGGAATACCTGCTAAAGCTCCTAAAACTTGTGATACAACACCACCTGTATTATTTTGTGCATTGATATGTATAGGTCCATTTTGTTTAGGACTGTTAACAGCTCTATTTGCACTAGCGACAGGTCCAGCTGTGCTATCTTTACCAAACATAGCTATTGGAGTACGTTGTTTTGGGCTATTAACAGAATTGTTAGTTTGTGCCACTGATGGTCCAGTCTTATCAAGACCAAACATATCTATTGGCAATACCTGTTTAGGACTATTGACACTTGCATGTGCTTGCGCTACAGTTGGTCCTGTTTTATCTTCTGCTTCAATCGGACGCGGTGGTCCTGCCACAACGCTGTCAAGGTTTTGTTGTGCTGTAGATACTGGCAAAGGAGTCCCATCAATTGCCGTAATTTCTTTACTTGCGACTGGGAGGTTGTTCCAGTTTTCTAGCATTTTTTTAGCAGTACCAGCTTTATTAACAAAATCTTCATTTTTAAGAGCAAGCTCTTTTTGTTTTGGTGTTAATTGATTCCAAATTTCCAGTAAGTTTTTACTTTCGTAAATTTTGGCCAGTCCCTCATCGTTTGTAAAGACCAGTTTCTTCTCTTCTGGAGTCATTTTTTGCCAATCACCATTTGCGATCAATGCTTCTGCGATTTTAATTCTGGCATTTGACTCTAAGTTAGCATGCTTAAGCATAAACTTGAGCTGGTTCCAACCTTCCTCTGATTGAGAGGCTTTTATTAACTCATCAATAGCATTAGACTTAACCTGAGCTTTCTTCTCGTCAAAGGTCAGCGATGTCCACAGTGCATTAGCTTCCTTAGTCTCTTTAGACATATTTGCTGTTGATTTTGCTAACAAATCCAGATTAGCGCCGCCTTTTTTAGCAGCTGCATCCACTTTATTAGCCAGCTCATCATAAGACAGACCAACTTCACGCAAGAATTTTTTAGCCCGTCGACTATTTTCCTGGATGTTAGTTGTCCAGTCTTTTAGTCTAGCTCTTTGTCTAAAGTCACGAGCTTCAGCAGCTTGAGCGTATTTTTCAGCTAAAGCATTCATGGTGGCTTCATGCTCATTTTTAAGACTTTTCATTCGACTGTTATATTCTTCTTGGCTAATAGCCTCTTTATCAAGAGCTTCTTTGAGAGATTTAGCCTTAGAATCGTATAATTTTTTCTCTTCTGAGATAGCGTTTTCCAGAGCTGTCATAGTTTTTTTGAGCTGAGTCTCATTTAATGTTGTCACATCGTTGTTAAAGGCTTTCATCACCGATAAAGCCTGCTTATTAGATAGACCCATAAGCTCTAGTTTTGCCCTAACTAACTCTTTTTGAGCATTTTCGACAATGGATCGCTCTTCAGCAGTGAGTTTTCTCACGTTTCCGTTATGGCGATTGTAGATGTTCTGGATTTCATCCACCATCAGACGAGCATTTTCAACTACTCGGTTGTTGTGCTCTTTACCCTTGGCTACTTGCTCAGCTGTTAGTCCAATTTTATCGCCAAGCTCTTCCATTCGTTGGTTAGCTTTTGTTAACTCATTTTCTAGATCGCCTAATAAGCCCTTGAAACTATCTTTTACCCTTTGGATGGCAGGAGAACCTATAGCATCAAATCTAATCATTGATTCTGTACTCTCATCTACTTTACTTTTAAAGCTATCTAAAGCTTGACGAGTAGTGCCAGTTAAAGTGGTCCCCCACTCCTCAGACTTCTCTCTAGCTTTATCCTTAGCGTGATTTAAAGCAAGTAAGACACCTGTTAAAGCAACTGTCCCACCAATTAACAAACCGATTGGATTTGACAATAAACTCATAGTTGATGTTAGACCGCCAAATTTTGTGCTGGCACCACCAGCAGCTGCACCTGATGCTTCAACTGCACTCTCAAGTACTTTTAGTGCCGCAGCGCCTTTTCTAGCACCAGCAAGTCTACCAATCCATTCAACAAGTTTGCCGACACCAGAACTTGTTTTACCGATTATACGTAAAAATGGCGAAGCTGCAGCTGTTCCAGCGATGAGATAGGCAATAAATCGCTTGGTTTCAGGATTCGCATTAGAGTACGCTTTAGCAATATTACCGATGGTTTTAAACATTGGCTCTAAAGCATCTAGTGCATTTGATGCAGCTTCCATTAGTGGACCACCGATTTCGATAGCTATATCATTGATTTTGTTTTTAAAAATCTTAAGTTTGCTTTGGAAAGTCTCATAGCGCTTGCTAGCTTCGTCAGTCAAAGCTTTATTTTCTCGCCATGCCTGATTAGATACATTAATAGCTTTTCCGAGCGTCTCAGATGCCAAACCTAAAGATTTAAGCATGTTAGATTGACGGACACCACTTAAGCCAAGCTCATCAAGCACTTTTGTGGCACTTTCGCCTTTTTTGTCAAGTTGGCCAAGACCTTTTATAAATTCCTGCAAAGCAACAATAGGTTTTTCTTTCCATGCTTTAGCAAAATCTTTTGATGACATATTGGCAATTTGAGCAAATTTTGTTAAATCTTCTCCACCATTAATAACAGCTGTTTCAATTGCTGATAATGTTTGAGTCATAGCTGTGCCACCAGCTTCTGCTTCAATACCAACAGAGCTCATGGCAGTAGCTAATGCTAACATCTCTTGGTTGGTCAGACCAGCTAATTTTCCAGATGCAGCAATACGGTTAGTCATCGCTATGACGTCTCGCTCAGTTGTAGAAAAATTATTACCTAAAGCTACAACAGAACTACCAAATCTAGAGTATTCCTTGGATGTTAATCCTGTAATATTGGCAATCTTAGCAATAGATGATGCCGCTTCTTCGGCACTTAGGTTAGTTGATTGTCCCATGTCAATCATGACACGAGTAAATCCTAAGACATCTTTTGTTTTGATACCGAGCTGACCAGCTGCTTCTGCTACACTAGCAATTTCAGTTGTTGAAGCTGGAATTTCTTTAGCCATTTTTCTAATACCATTAGATAACCTTTCGTATGAATAGGTTACTCTTCCGTTGGCATCTCGAACCTCATCAACAGTCTTTTTTACACCAGTAAACGCAGTATCAAAGTCGCTAGCAGCTTTAATACTGAGTAGTGCTCCAGCTCCAAAACCTGCGCTAATCCATTTAGTTTTATCTGCGAGTGTTTGTAATTTTTGGCCAAAAACATCAATCTGCTTGCCGCTACGTTGTAAAAAACCAGTAAAGCCTGTCTGACCAGATGCTTCTTGAAACGCTTTTGAAACATTTCCTAGCTGAGCTTCTAGTTGAGCTAGCTTGGCATTTTCTCGCTCAATTTGCACGGCCGAAGCTTCCCATTTATCTGTTCCAGGATCCAGTTCGTCGAAATCAGCTTTTAAATTAGTCAATACTTTTTTTTGAGCATTGATAGCTTGAGTTAGCGTCTTGTACTTCGCTTGTAAAAGTCCAACATTCTTGCCATTGCTTTTCAACGCTGAGTCAAGGGCTCTAGCCTCTGCTTTGAAGTAGTTAACAGCCCTTTTAGCACTCTGTAGTTTTGGATCAAATTTTGATGTATCAAGACCCAATTCAATAAACATGCTTCCTAATGGTGTTCCTATTCCCATATTTCCTCCTTTCCTCAAAAATTAAAGGACTCAAAAAGAGACCTTATCCTAACTGTCCTATAAATTCCTCTAAAGACATGACTTTTTCTTTTTTCTCTGATGCCCCTAAAACAGCTAACAAATCTTGCCAATCAGTTTCCATGACATCCTTGACAGACATGCCGAAATCAGAGCGGATAATGTCTTGAGTAAACTTATAGAATTTTGCTAAAGCCTCTTTTGGCTCTAGGCGTTGTCCTTTGGGTCATCTGGGTCTCCACCAATCAATTTGACATACACATCTGCTAAAATGTTGTTGAGTTCATACATATTAAGCTTGTCATACATCATATCAACTGTTAGCCCATCAAATAGCCCAACGATAAATTCAAGTTGCCTATCAAGTTTTGCATACTCTGGTGCGTCACTATCAGATAGCTCTTGTTGTAAAACAAGATAATCGCGATAATCACGTACAGTTAAAGATTTACATTCTTTAACTACTTTCTCGCCAGCATCATTTGTGATTTTAATTTCTAGGATTGCCATTTACTCTTCCTTTTTTTTAGTCTCAATAAATGCGTTTACTTCTTCAGTATTTAGATCGAGCCCAAAATCGTCAGCTGTAGAGCTGACTGGGCTTAGCCTTTTTTTACTTTCAGAAGTTGCTCTAACTGTTTAGCATTAGTTCCCTTACCTTCAGCTTCTGCATCAAATGCCCATCCAACATATTGACCCTTAGCTTCATCTTCATCGCCAGGTTGTGCTGTAAAGACGAGTTTTTGACTGTCTAACCCTTCGTTTTTCTCTTCTTTGGATTTCCATTCGATGTCATCCATAGAGAATGTGCCTTTGAAAAAACCAAGATAGGCATTTTTACCGCCAGTTGCTGGTGCTTCAAGTAATACAGATACTTCTGGTGACTCTGTGTCTTCACCAACAAAAGTCACACCTGTCGAAGATGAACCATCTTTATATCCTAAAATTTTCTTTAGAACATCAAATGGAATGTCGATTGCTTCCGTTTCCATTTTGACATCACCTACACCACGGCGAGATGTGTAGTAAGCAATATCAGAGCCAAATGTTTTAACTGGTTCTGATGCCAAGCCGCTAATTTTTGCAACTTTTGTAGCACCTTTATCTTTTGTACCTTCAATGATGAAAGAATTCGTTGTGCTATCAAGTACTGTAATTGTCATGCGTTTAAATCCAATTGCTTGCATGTATTTCTCCTTTAATAATCTTCGTAAATATTGCTAAAACCCCTAAAAGTTCTAGCATCTAAATATCTGCCAGTATCTCGATCAAACCTCTCAAATCCTGCATCATTTTGATAAAAACCAATCTTTTCCAGTTGTTTTTCAATGCGACATTGCAAGTCTTTGCATTCTAGTCTAGATGTGCTTTCAACCTCGATTTGATAGAGAAACTTTTTTGATAAGGCTGTGTCAGAACCAAAAGTTGATTGTTTTGGCGCAGTTATCGGCAAAATGACAATGCTTGTCTGGTCGTCTAGCAAACTTTCTGGTCGTTCAAAAGATTTTATTTTGACTAACTTTAAAACATTGTCTGCTTTTAACAAGTCAAACACTTCTGCTAACATGTCTCTAACCATCGAAACCTCTTTTCAGCTTGTCACGGATACCTCTTGGATAAATAGTTTCCAAAATATCAGAGTAACGACGAATAACACCTACACCGCGCCTATTGTGTTTCCAACCGTATTCTAGCTCTTGAAGATGGACGATATTCCAGCGCGGAGTAGTGAAACCTAATTTAACTTTAGGGATACCATCTTCTCTTCTTACACCCGAAACAACTGCGCTCTCTGTAGTCTCTCCTGTCCGCTTATAGATAGAGATGGCAGATTTAAAACTGGGTTCTAGTTCTTTGCCGATTTCTTTTAGCGACCGATTAACTACCCTGTTAACTTTCGCAGGGCCTAGCTTCTTTTCCATATTCGCCAGAAGTTCTTCAACACCTTTTAAATTTGCAAATCCACTCATACTAACCTCCAGCAACAATGATTAAAAATTTTCTGTCGTTAAAATCAGGTCTAACATCAATAATTCCTAGCTTTCCTTTGATACGACTATCTACAATCTCTACAAAGTCAGAATTACTAGGGTGGTATTGATTTAGTGGATCACGTATTTTCAAAGTCATCTTTGCTTCTACCTTACGCATGTTAGCAATCTCAATGTCTTTACTGCTAGGGTTATAGACTTCCCCTCGTGTTTTGTAGACTAAATCTAGCTTCGTGTCACGACCGTCAAGGCTGTCATCTGTCGTAGAGGTATAAAATTTAATAACTGTTTTTAGCTCACCATTGCCAGTTTTTGCCTTTTTGATGCTTTTTCCTTTAATCATGAGATAGCTCCTCGATGTCTTTATATTTGTTAGTTAGATAAAGCGTTTCGATTTCGTCTGCATAATTTTTTTGGAACTCATCCAAAGCATCATAGTAAACATATCTAGCACGCTCAAAAGCTAGCTCGAGCAATTCTTCGCTAGCTTCTGTTGCGCCAGTTAGATTAGCAACAGCTTTGATGCTAGCAGAAAGCATAGATGACACATTTTTGTCTTCTTCTTCGTCACTATCAAAAATTCTCATCCTTGTTTTAAAGGCAGCTAAATATTTATTAGTGACTTCCTGCGCATCAATAGCCATTATTCTTCCTCGCTTTTCTTAGCTTTAGTTGCCTTCACTTCTTCATAAAAATCAGCAGGCACACTTGCTGAAAGCTCATCAAAACGAGTCTTTGAGACCTCGAAGACTTCGCCAACTTGTCGAATGATATTTTCTTTGTGGTCCCCAAATGGCTTCAAAACCTTTAGTTTCATTAACTACCTCCTATTAGCCTCCAGCTAATGTCAATAATGCAGCTGTATGATTGTCTTTTGCTTTACCGTAGAAATAATTTTTGGTGAGATATAGCTGTAAATCTTCCATGGCAAATGTTTGATCATACTCTTCGATTGTTGATGCGGTTGCCATAAACGCATCATAACGATTTGCGACAAAAGCAATCGCTTTTCCTGTCTCTACTGCAAGAGATTCAAGGATTGTGATACCGTGCGGCAAAACAGTGACATACTCGCCAAATTGATTGCGTGACGTAAACTTTGCTTCAAGTGTCCAGCGATCCTCTGGATTCAAAAGTAGTTTAACTTGCCCAGCAATTTTTAGTGGATGTTTTTTATCATTAACAGATAAGTGCTTCATGACCGGTACTAAAAGCTCTACGGCTGTATCTGGATCTAAATCAGATAAATCTGCAATCGCTTCTTTGTCCGTTTTGTAAGTTGTGATGTCACGACCTGTCGATTGGTCAACAGTTGGTTGAGACAAATCTTTAAGTAATCCAACGGGCTGCAATAAGCCATTACCTTTAACAATTGCTAATTCAAGTGCTACTGCGATAGCTTCTTTCAGTTGCTCTGTGATAAATTGTTTAAGCCATTTAGGGCCAAATTTAAGAGCATCCTTAGGAATAACCACAAATGCTGTAAGTTTGAATTGACTAAAGTCTTGTTCTTTAAAGGCTTGTTTCAATTGACCTTTAATTTCTCCGAAAATATCACCCCAAACCGCAGTACCAGAAGTTTCTGCGGTAAGAGCTTTTAGACGCAGACTAGTGTTTTTAAAGTTGATAACTTTTAATAATGGATGCTCAGCAACTAAATCATCAAAAACTTGTACCATGGTTTCTTCTGGTAGAAGTTTAAATTTATCTTTTCCACCAACATTTTTATCAATGTCGTTAAAAAATTTGATTTCTTCTGCTGTTAATTCACGGTTTTTGTCTCGCAAATCAAACATGCGTTCCATTTCTTCTTCGTTTTTGGCAAGGATTTCATCGCCCATAGTTGTAAAAGCAGCTTCAAATAGCTTTTCTTGTTCTTCTGGTGTTGCACCTGCTGAGATTTTTGCGCTCAGTTCGGCAACAGCTTCGCGGTATTTTGGTAATTCTTTTAAGTTAATTGCCATGTGTTCTCCTTAATGTCTAAAAAATAAATTTTGCAAATGGGGATGAGGATTTTTCTTTAATCTCAGTCACCGCATCGCCTATAACTTCGGTTAATTCATCAGCGTCAATAGATACTTTAAGTTCTGACACTGGCCGATTTTTAAAATCGTTAATCATTGGCTCTACAATAGCTTTGACACGAGCTTCAAAGTCATCATTTTGCTGATTGGTTTGAGCTTTTTCGTGAGCAACCATGTTTTTAAATTCCTCAATTTTATCCTTAGGGACCATATCAATACCAGCTACAAGCGATGGCATCTCATTGTATAAAATGTCATCAATAAGACCAATCTCTTTAGCACTATTTGCTGTAAACCATGTTTCTGCATCTAGCAACTCTCTGATTTCAGTCTCTTGTTTGCCTGTTTTTTGAGCGTACATTCCAGCTAGCGAGATACTCGCATTTTCAACAACTTCGCTGTCATGTTTTAACTGTCTGTAATCTCCATAGCTACCCCAAGAAGCGTTATGGATCATAATTTGAGCCATCGGTGATGCTTTGATAACATCACCAGCTAACATGATGATGCTAGCAATGCTTGCAGCTAGTCCTGTGATAACAACTTCAACATTGCCTGGATAATCCTTTAAAGCAGAGTAAATTTCACTACCTACAAAAACCTCTCCGCCACCGGAATTTAGTCTGACTTGGATGTCTTCTCCACCCGCACTGTCTAAAAAGTCATGTACTTGTTTAGCAGTAATACAAGGTTTTTCCCACCAATCGTAGTACCACTTGTCCCCCTCGCTGACGACTGGGCCATTAAGTTTCAACTTCTTCATCTACTTCACCTCCTCTCTCCAGAACAGATTCATAGTTCTTGGTCATATAAAGAACTTTTCCTAAGCCGTCTGGCAACTCAGGAAGACCAATTTCCTCTCTGACCTCATCAATAAAAACAAAGCCAGAAGAAATCAATTTGTCCGCTTGACTGGAAATCGAAAATAAATCATAGTTTTTTAATCCAGTGACTTTGATAAAAGACCCTTCAAGCGTTTCGGACTTGTCAAAGATAGCGTATTCTAGTCCGTCAACGATATTTGTAATCAGTGACTCAATAGGCCCTTCGAGTAGTAACTCATAGTTTTTTTGATTGTCAGCTATATCTCCATGCAATAAAGAGATTGGAATACCAAGCATTTCTGCAAACTCTGCCATGTATTGATCTTTTAGTTTTTTGATGTCATCTACATAGGATTTAACAGACCCTGTGTTTTTTGAACCATATTCTTCGTAGTTAGTGTTAGCAGTAACTGGGATTCCAACAACAGACTCTGTTCTAATTTTTTCGATAGTGCGTTTGAAAAAATCTTTGTCTGATTTAGGCTGTCTCCCACCGTCACTATTTTCTTGAGCACGCTCTCTTACTTTGTCTTTAGGCGGTGTCATGGTAAAGCGTATTTGATTGGCTATTTTCTGGTTATTAATGACATGACCAAGCAATTCCCCATACTCTTCCCAAAGTGACTCAACTTTTAACATTAAATCGCTATTATCATTTTTTAAATAAATGACTTGATCAAAAGTAAATATCTTTTCGTAGGTTTGTCCCTGCACTCGTGACACTTTAAATTTATTTCCAGATAGTTTTTTATCCTGTGTAAAAGCATCTGCCACGTAAATGCCCTTGCCTGGTATGACAAAAATTAATGTTTCTCCATCAACTAAAAGCTTCTGGACTACTTCAACCCAAAATTGGGATGCCGATTGGTTAGGATTCGCTTTGGTGTTAATCCAGTACAACCAATCTTTTTGATTTTCGGTTAATTTTTCTGGAGCTTTTATTCTAAAAGTTGACTTAGAAATTATCCTTGCTAAATAATTGACACATTTGTAGAGAGCATCTTCTTTTAAGACGACATTTGTTAATTTTTCTGATGTCGTACTTCCTGAGTCATCATCTGACAGTGTTCCAGATTTTTTGAAGGAAAAGAAGTCTAAAATCCCCATTTAACAACCTTTCTAGGTGCTATTTCCCATAAAAATATTTGAAATGGCCTTAGAATGGCTATCTCAGCACCGTTTTATATATTCACTTTACCTGTTTTTACTTCCCCTTTTGCCGAACTTTTTAAGACATATAAAAAGCACCTAGTCAGGTGCTAAAATTTATCTTCTATTGGTTCCAATTTGACTGGTATAATTTTATAATTTTTACCACATTTTCTATCTTCAAATGCTATTTTAGCTTTCTTTTCTGTTCCAAAAGTCAAAGCCTTACAGTCACTAGTTCTTTGATGTGGTGGACTGTATCTATAATCAGTCCCATATACAAAAAATCCTGTCTTTTTATTTATAATGCAATAAGTCTTCATTGTTAATACCACTCCATAATATCATCATAAAAGTCAGCATCACTCGTTATTTCCAAAGTGTCTGCTCGATACATGGCATACTCAAACGCTTTAAAGCCATCTGTCTTGCGTCTAGTATCTTCTTTTTTGACGTACTCAACATTCCCATCACTTTTTAGACGACGTAAAATATTATGTGTATACCAACGCATCATATCGTTATGACCAAAAATAACTTTATGGTTAGCAAAAGCTGTTTCGATTCTAGGCGCTAGTAGGCTATCAATAGCTCTAGGATTTCTAACAATTTCTATTTGATAGCCTGGTGGGGCAGTAAACGTATTTTTTGACAAGACCTCAAAGCCTTCCCTCTCAAATAGTGGTTTTAAAATTTCCATGCGGAAGTTATCTGACACGATACGTTGTAAATCATATCCTTCTTCGTCTCTCATTTTTACAAACCAATCAACAATATACTGAGGATTAATGCTTGCCTCATCAATAACAGTCAGTAAGCCTTCTTGTTCCCATTTTTTGATAGGGGCAAATTGTCTCTTACCGTTGATAGAGTCTTTGCGCTTAGAGTAACCGTAGTAGGTATCAACAAATTCTTTGCGGACAAATGAGTGACTTAACCAAACATAGTCAGCTCCATTTTTAAATAAAAGACCAACAGCAGCAAAGTCACGAATGGCAGCATAGTCTAATCCACCAATGCAAACTTCACCTCTCATATCTGGCAACTCTCGTTTAGTTGCTACAAGCTCCTCATGACTGGCAACACTTCTTTCAACGTCCATGACTGGAAAGTCCATGCGCTTTGTCATAAACTCTTCACGATTTGACGGATCTTCAACCATTTCTTCGTATTGCTCACAGACCATATCAAACAACTCTTGAGCATAGTCGCTCATTGGCTCGTGGAACATCGGATTAGCTTTTTGCCATTTTTCTTTATCATCCACTTCGTGCTCTTCATCGATTTTGCAGATAAAAGGAAACATAGAGTTCCATCTAGCGTTACCACTCAACACTTTTTTAGCTTTATCCTTCATCGAGTCAATAAAGCCCTCTCTGACATAGCCATCAGTGCCGATATAAAACTCTCGAGCATTTTTTACTTTCCCAAGACCCGACTTATGGACACGGACATCTTTGTTAGACTCATATTGATGTATCTCGTCAAAAACAACCATACCATCACGAAGACCATCTTTAGTATTACCGTTAGACGTCCTAAAGCGCATCACGCTATTAGTATGTATTGATTTGATTTCGCTTTTGGTATTGTAGTAAATCTCTTTTAGCTTTGGGTTGCTCTCAACTGTGTTGTAAATTTCGTCAAAGCTCGTCTTCGCTTGGTCCTCGCTATTAGCTACCAAAGAAACATTATAGTTCTTTATTCCGTGGAATGGACTCAATAAGTAGGCTATGATTCCAGATATTAAACCATTCTTACCACCACCACGTCCCATCATAATCAGTATTTTTTTGTAGACATTTCGATTGGTCTCTGAATACCTTAAAAATACAAAAGAGATGATAAATTTTTGGAAATTTTCCAGTTTAAAGAACCATTTTTCAATAAAATTGATGCAATTTTTTATGTTTTTTTCATCAAAAAATATCTCTTTTTTGTCTATTCTTGGGACAATTTCTCGGTAAATGTAAGCGACTAAATCCTGTCTCTCTTGATTAAAAATGACCCTGCCTTTTTCAAAATCGTCAATGTAATCTTGGACATATCCAATCAATCAAGACACCTCCTAAAGAAACTCCGATGGGTCCGCAAAATTGGTATTATTTTGTTCATTTTTAATCTCTTCTTTTTTCTTCTGAAAAAATTCTCCAAGCTTTATGAGCTGTTGATTTATCTTGGTTTTTTCCCCTATTGCAGAATTTGCTTTCAAGAAACTTTGAGCACCATTTTTCACTAGAATCATATACCCATTTTCTTTGAGTGACTGGTCTAACTTTCGATAAATTTTCACAAGGTTCAAGTACCTTTCAACAATTTCAACCTCGAAGGAACTCTCCTGATCAACGAGTCCCAAAAGCTCTTTTTTTAATTCAGAGATTTTCATTTTTCATCACTCCCCCCCCTACCTCTAAATATGTGCGCAAAAAACACATTTTTGGTCAAATGAGCCTCCCACCGGTTCCACGGCAGCAAAATTGAGTCGATTTTTTTCGACCGGGGGGTATCCTTTCATTTTTTATTTTCGTTACCATTCAAAAGTCTCATCATCCCAGCGGTTTTTCTTCTTTTGATAGCGTCCATGACGCCTGTTATGACAGTCTTTGCATAGAGTCCTAAGGTTGGCTAAGTCTAAGGCTAGCTCTGGATAGTCCTTAACCTCTTTGATGTGATCCACTTCGAGGTTTGTTGTTGTCCTCTTGCCATTCTGCCTGCACCAAATACACTCTCTCTTATCTCTAATGATTGCAATCTCTCTGAGTTTCCTCCACTCTGTCTTGTGGTAGAAGGTGCGATACATAGACTCTTTGCTTGTCGTATCAATCTTAATCATTGGCAATTACCTTTTCGTAATGTTGTCTGTTAAGCTCAACAAACCAATCTCTCACATTTTGTTGTGTCTGAGACTTAGCATAATTGAGATACTTTGCACCAGCGCTTGTCATGTTTAGTATGCGATGCACATAAACATCTTTGATAAGCTGCATCATGTTGCTGTCAGTATGATTTATCATGTAGCTTATGGCTGACAGCCAGGCAAAGTAAATGCGACAGTCAATATCATTAAACCTATTGAGACCTGTCTTTTCCTCTTTCTCCTCGAGCATCTGTAACAATATAGAGTTTAATGGATTGCCTTGAGACTTCTTATAGTATCTTTGTAGCCACATAATGTGATGGCTAAACTCTTTTTCTATTTTTGTTTTTCGCATTACATTTCCTAGCCATAAATAATAATTACTTTTTAAAACATGGATAATCATGTTCCTTTTTAAATTGATTGTGATACTCTAGCCATTCAGACGGCACCAAGCTTCCTTTGTTAAAACTCTGATACCATTTCCAAGCCCAGTCAATTCCCTTTTGGATGCTTTTTGGTCTTACTTCGCAATATTTGTTAGCGATAAACATTATCATTCCTTTTGGCGCTATTTTGTACATAACAATCCACCTTAGTTAACTTAATAAATTTCATTTCGCACCTCTATTTTAAAATTTTTATAGTTTAAACGATTGAGACAACTTACAAAGCGACATATCTAAACCTGGATTATCGTAGTATTCAAGTGATACTTTGCGCTCTACTAACTCATCAATTGACTGAATATCCTTTGTATGCCAGTTAAGGTTAAGAGATACTAAGCCTGCTCTGCTATTTTTGAAATTAATTCCGTTTAATATCACTTCTGGTACAGATTCATTACCTCTAAAAATAATTGTCAACTCTTTTATCGGTTTGCTTAATTTATTACTTGGATATGATTTACCATATGGATAACGTTTAGGTCTCATTTATTTCTCCTCTCTCAATGTCACATATCTTATATATTGTTAAATTCCCACATAGCGACTAAATCAACTATGATTACTGAGCCACAGTCAAATTCCTAAAAAGGTAATGCAACATTTTTTCGTTTTGTGTTATTAAGTAAAACTAAAAAAATATTATAGGCTGAAATCAGCCACTGCATCATCTATCCGTTCTTGGTTGATACCTATGTATCTTAAAGTTATATCTGGCGAAGAATGATTAAACATCTCCATCAGCATGGCTATGTCTTGAGTCTTTTGGTACATGTGATAACCAAATGATTTTCTCATGCTGTGTGTTCCAATGTGATGTATGCCAAATTGCTTAGCAGCCTTATTTAGTATTTTCCATGCTTGCTCTCGACTTATTGGTTTCTTCTGGCCCTCTTTTCCTGGCTCAGTACATTTTTTTTGGCTCTCGAATAAGTAATCCCAAGGCTTTAATTGCTTATCTTTGATATACTTATCTATCTCTCGTCTGAGAGTTTTATTAATTGGAAACCGTTTTTGCTTACCTGTCTTTTGCTCGATAATATCTATATAGTTGCCAGCAGTGACATCCTTAACTTTGAGAGGTAAAATATCACCTATTCGCAAACCAGTATTTAATCCAAACAGTAACAGTAGAAAATTTCTTGGATTCCAACCTTTCAAATAGTCTTTTATCATATCAATCTGATCAGTATCTCTGATTGGCTGTACTATCTTCAAGCTGTCTCACCTCCTACAAACAAAAAGACAAGAACGGATTGTCCTTGCCTTTTCCTCAGAAATAATGATATTCAAATCGTTTCAACAGTTCCTTACTTCTGATATTCAATAATTCACGCTATCATAATAACTTCTTTTTTGTGGCACTACAATACGCTTTTAGTGCCAACCTTTCAATTTAGCATAAATTTTTAAAATTGATTTACGCTTTCTATAAACTGATGACTTGCTGCAGTTGATAGAAAACATGACTTCCTCCCAATTATATTGGTGACCAAGCCAATGCAAAGAAAATATTTCTTTTTGCTCATCATCCATTACCTCTATTAGCTTTTGGACAGTTTCTTTGAAAATGTCCATGTTGCGTAAAGTGAGGTCATCACTCCATTTTTCCACAATCATATCTGGATGATTGAGAAGACCGTTTGTCCGATAAGTTAAAAAATTAATACCATCTTTTGACATCAATTCCATCTGTCTTGTTGCAATAGATTTGTCAATATCTTTGAATTGCATCAACTCCTTATCGAGTAAATCGTAATCTTTTTTGGATAGTTTCATTTTTACCCCACTTATCACTGCCCCTTATTTGTGATGACTTCGCCAGATGTCTGTACCTCAACCCAGCCATGTTTATACCTAGCTTCGGCTTCTTTCATTTTGATTAAATTGTCGGTGATTGATGCAGCCTTTGTATTGTTGGATTCAGCTTCTCCTTTGGCTTTAATCACTTGAGCATCCGCCTCTGCTTGAGCCTGTATTTGCTTGGTTTCAGCTTCAATTTTAGCTTTTTCTTTGTCTTGTTTAGCTGAATCTACTTGCTTTTGCTTAACAGACTCATCTTTGATAGCTTTTTCAATTTCATCTCCTGCATCTTGATCAGTTAGGGTTACCGATACAAGCTCAATAGATTCTTTCGCTAACCGTTCAGATAATGATTTTTCAATTTCTGCATACAGTTCATTACGTTTGGAGCCTAGAGCTTCGTAAATATCATAGTTAACTGTCACTTGCTCAACTGCTCTTTGAACGGCTGCTTTTATGAGTGATTTATTGACATTTTCCATACTCTGATAGTCCTTAAAGACATTCATAGCATTTTTTTCAGACACTCGATATTTGACATCAAGTGTCGTATCTAGCCATTGAGCATCCTCTGTTTGAGTGGTAATCTTTTTGATTTTCTTTTGTTGCACACTGGTAGGCATCTTGTAGATTTTATCAATAAAAGGCACTTTTAAATGATAGCCAGTTGATAGTGTTTGCTTTTGCACACCCGAAGTTGCAGATACCTTTACGCCAACTGTGTTCGCTGGAATACGTGTTACCGCAGTTGTTCTAAAAAATACACCACCAATAATAAGAAATGCGACTGTAAATACTAATTTTTCTTCTTTTTTCATTTTTATCCTCCAAATGACTTATAGAACTGTTTTCCAGATTCTTTCCACTTAATCAACCTACCACACTCATCATTTTTCCAATCATTTGGAATACGAGCTGATGGGTCCTGAACCCTGACAACTTTTTCTTTGATAACAATTTGAGGTTTTGTATCCCATCCTGCAAGCCATGCTGGTTCTACATTAAATGCCAATGCAATTTTCTCAATCTGTTTTAAACTTGGATTTGAATTTTGAGACTCATGGTTAGCTATCATATTTTTGTGAACGTGGGCTTTAGCAGCAAAAGCACTTTGAGTTAAGCCTAATGCTTGACGTAAGTATTTAATTCTTAACTTCATCCGATTTTAACCCCATATTTTCTACGAGATAACCGGGCTCTAGCTACCCTTCTCATATCCTTCCACGTCACATCAACAACTTTTTGAGTTAGCTCTATATTTGACTGCTTGAGTCTGGCAATACAAGTTTCGTTATCTTCCAACTCTTTATAGCATCTGCTTCTCTCTGATTCTAAAAAGTTGATATAGTCAAGGGTTGACTGTAAAGTTTTAACGCCACTTATATCTATGACTGCGTCGCCATATTCCCTACTGCGATCGCTGCGTGAGTACATCATATATCTATTTCCTCCTAAAATGGTAAATCTGGTTCTGGTCCATAGTCTGGCATGCTATCAGCTAAACTGCTTGTGTTTGCAGTGTTATCACGCTTCTCCAAAATCTGGAAGCTTTCTGCGACAACTTCCGTAACATAGACACGTTGTCCTTGCTGGTTTTCATAATTACGAGTCTGTATGCGTCCTGTTATTGCAATCAATTGCCCTTTTTTAGCCCAGTTTGATAAATTCTCGGCAGACTTTCGCCAGATGACACAATTGATAAAGTCAGCCTCTTTTTGCCCATCTTGATTTTTAAAATTACGATTAACTGCTAAAGTAAACTGTGCGCAAGCTACTTGACTTGGTGTATAGCGTAGCTCAACATCTTTTGTTAAGCGGCCAATCAAAACAACGTTATTGATCATTTTTTATAATCTCCTATGCTATTTAATGCTTGTTCGTAAACTTCAGATAGTCTCTTGTCAAAGTGGATATAACCCAACTCGCACATAATTGTTAGTGCATTTACTTGTTCAAATCGCAAACCTTTAATGTATTTTTCTTCTAGGATTTTTTGGACAACAGATGACAACTGAACATCTGAAATTCCTTTTTCTTCCCTAATTTTTTCTAAATTATTCATTCCCTCACCTCTTTCGCAAATCCTTCTCGCCATGCCCAATCGAAGTCTTTGCGGATTTCTGATTCGGTGAGTTTTGCATTTTCGGCTGTTAGATTTTGACTAAAATACAAAGTGTTTTTACCGCGTACTAAAGGCTGACCGTTTGGCAAATCAACTGTATACAGCTGCTCTTGCTCGATTTCATAGCCAAATTGGTGCATGTTAATAAGAGTACGAACTGGATTCTTTGATTTTTGCATCCAATAATAAAAATCATCTTCTTCAACTTTTTCATCATAGATTGACATTTGATATAAATATAAATCATATTCCAAATTATCTTTATGCTTTTCGTACCAATCTGCAACACATTGTTGTACTATAACTTTTAGTTGGTCGATGATACCTAATACATCAATTCTTCTAATTAAATTACCTTTAAAGTCGGAATAATTAAACGCCTCTAGTTCTCTTATCTTTTTAATAGCTTCTTCAATGTTCATTTTGTTACCTCGTATTTAACTTACTCTCTACATGCACTATCGCATCACCAATCCACTCTTTGACATTAAATTCTTGCTCAATATCTTGAGTCCTTGGCATAACGTTAATATCACTAAAACTCAGCATGTCGTCTTTTGTATTTTGCAAAAAATAAATGTTTTTAACTTGTCTTGTTAAAGAGTCACCATGCACCACCACGCCATTTATCCCTCTTATAGACATATTAAAGAGTAAAAACGGTAATGCTCTATCAGATAACTCCTCTACTTGATACCAATAATCGCTTGGTTTGTATGTAAAAGGATTTGATGATATCCTATGTCTTTGCCATGCTTGTATGAGGATTCCTCCTGTGCCTACTGCGCTCTCATGGTATGTGTGCCCGCTTACCAATCCAGTCAGTAACTTAGATACACTTAGCGGAGTAAAATCTTGCTTTTTATTTTTACGATCGGCATGCTCATCCTCAAAATATCGCATAAACCAGTCATAAGATAGATCTGTCTCAATATCCAAAAACTGTCTAAATATATCCTCACGACTATCTTTATCAAAGAGTATGTCCATAAGTCGTTTGGGTGCTTTATAAACTTCGTCGATGCCTAGTATGCGATGTATCTCATCGATCTTAATCATGTCACCCCCCATTACCCGTCAACTCAGCTATCCACTTAGTCTGTCTCTGATTTTGCTCACTAGCACGTTTAAGCTGCTTTTGTGTTCTGCTTAGCTGTGTACGTAGTCCTGCGATTTGTGGTTTGTAGTGGCTTTGTAGTGCGATGCTAAAAACAGACACGAGACACAGCACAGCTATTAGTGCAGCGATAATGATGCTTTTCTTTTTGATTGCTTTGTCTTTTGTTACTAACTCATAAAGCAAGCAATCAATCATCTGTTGTTCAGTCATTCTTCCACCTCTGCCAAAATATAAGTCAAAGCTTTTTCGCAAAGAGAATTTTTTATGACTTGATAACCAACAACTGTCACTTTTGCGTACTTGTTTTTTTCGATAAAATCGTTTAGGTGGTCTGTTGCACTTTTCCATTCGTCATAAAATTCAATATATTTTTTCATCCTTCTAACCTTTCTAGTAATTCTGGATTTTCGTAGCTATTCCCAATGACTATATTTTCTTCTATTTCAGTCCACAAATTAACCGCATCTTTACCTGTGTCGATAACCCAGCTCCCCTCTAACAGTTTGACAATACCTTTATAGTCTTTCTCGTATTCATAGCAACCACCGATTTCATCAGCCCTTATTTTGAACCTCGTTGTCATTACAATATCTCCCTCAAAGGTTTCTTCTCCATTTTCGTCAAACAGTCCTGTTGATTGCATGAGGATATAATCGTCAAGGCTATCTTCTACAAAATGGATTGTCTCCATATGTCCGTGGCGAAACTCATCATCTGCTAAGCTGCATCTGTATATTTTGCGCTCAAATGCTCGAAATCCATCAACGCCATACATTTTTTTGGTCTTTTTATTAAATGCTCTATACTTTGGTATCATTCCACTTCCACGCTTTCTAACATCCAATAGCTGATATTGTTATTTCGCTTATGTCTGTACGTTCAACATCAATTAGAGAAATTTTGACATTCATGAAATCAGGAAATTCTTGTAATTTAGCAATCAGTTCTTTTACTGTCATGTTTCCACCTGTTCTAGCATCCATTAGCCTCGTTTATCAAGGTTAACAAGTAATAGCAATCCTTTGCTCCATAGTCAATTCTGATAGCTTCGCCACTCATGCTCTTTGCATATCGTGGATTTATGATTGCGGAGTTAGCTCTAACATGTGACTTGATGGCATCAACTGCATCTTGAACATTGTCAAAATTACCAATTGTAATTGGATAAAACCCATTAACAATATGTTGTAGTTTAAACATCAATACCTCCTATCCTCCGTCTCTTGCGGATAGACAAAGCTATTTCCAGTCACACCCTCAAGAATCCGACTTGACAGGGCACCATTGCCAAAGTCATCCGAATAGAGCTGTTTGATGTCCTTGCTGCTCAGATTTGTGTTGATGATAGTATTACTACGATTGTCTAAGATCTCGTACAACACTTGATGCCGCCATTCGTTCTTAGCTTTGTTGCCATCCTTTCGGCTCTCTTTGCCAAGGTCGTCTAGAAAAAGATAATCCACCCTCGTCAGCAAGTCCACCATCTTAGCCTTTGAAAAGCCGTTGTCCACCGTGAAGCTCTCTTCGATTTTGTTGAAAAGGCTCACCACCGACACAAAAAGAACGCTCTTTGGATTATCGTAGGCTTTGAATTGCTCATTCAGCCATTTGGCAAAACCATAGGTCAGATGGCTCTTACCGACACCAGATGGACCAGTCACAATGGCATTGCCAGTTTTATCCTGTCTGTAAAATTGCTCCATCCGCTTGACAAAGTTAATGGCCTTTTGATCAATCTCAGACTTAATCTCATAGTTATCCAGACTCTTAGCCCTCAGCTTATCGCTGATCAAGCTATCACGATTAAAGACCGCATAAGTATCAGCCAGCTTGCTATTGACCTCAGACTCAGCATTGAGCTTTTTCTCAAAAATACCAATCGCTGCCTTGGTACACTCTGGACACTGCTTGAGCTGTTCCAGTTTACCTTTGATGGGTACCAGTGTCATCCATAGCTGACAGCCATGCACTTCACAAAGCTCACCCAACACTTCCTTTGTTTGAAATTTCATCAGAATCCCAACCTTTCATCTACTGCACTAGCTAACAACTGTGACCGTTTTGGCATTGTTGTATTCAGATAGTTGTCCATCTTGTTCCCGAATAGGGTCTGAGGCTGTAGATATTGCTCATACTCTGTTCCAATCCATCTAGCAGACATGACATCCACCACCTTCTTGAAATCTTCCAACGTATAACCTTCTTTGAGACGTGCCTTAATGAATTTATGGTGACTAGCAGTATCAACCTTGAAATTCTTATTAGCATTCAAATTTAGATAAGAGATAACTTCCTTACAAATCAACAATTTATTATTGTTATTCTCAGTCTTGTTTATATTAGTCTTGTTTGTCTGTAAAATTTCCAGTTCCGATACTGTATTTTTTACAGTTCCATGCTGTAAAATTTCCAGTTCCGATACTGTACTATTTACAGTTCCATCAACAGCACTGATATATATTCGATTTGGTAAGTTGTTTCCTTGCCTTACCTCTTCCAATAAACCAACGTCTTTCAGCTCTTTTTTGAACTTAATAATTGTCTTCTCACTACTGTTTAAGTCAACCATTAGCTGTTCATTTGTATAGTATTGAAAGACATTCCCTTCTTTGTCATGCCAACCATTTTTGATTGACAACTCCAAACGGCCAAACAATAGCATATACATCAGCTTGGCATTGTTGCTCAACGTTTTATATTTTCCATCATAGATGAATGGCTTTGGAAATTTAAAGAAGGCCAGAAATCCTGTGACTTCACTCTTTTTAATCATTTTTTTCCTCCCGTACACTAGAAAATTTTGTGTACTCTTTATGAAAATACAGGTTAACAGTGCCAAGACTGCCATGCCTATTTTTCTTGATAATCAACTCAGTCAGATTACTTTCTGGCTGATCGTCAGATTTGTCAGTATAGTAATCATCACGATATAAAAAGGCGACAATATCAGCATCTTGCTCAATGCTTCCTGACTCCCTTAAATCTGACATGATAGGTCTCTTGTCCTGCCTTTGCTCAACGCTACGTGACAGTTGACTAAGAGCAATGACAGGCACTTTTAATTCTTTGGCGAGAATTTTAAGCTGTCTTGAAATCTCTGACACCTCTTGTTGCCGGTTGTCAGAACGTGACCCTTGAATGAGTTGAAGATAGTCAATGACTATCAATCCAAGCCCATCAGTCTCTTGTGACAGCCTTCTGGCTCTTGCTCTAATATCAGTAATTTTGACGCCAGCCGTGTCATCTATGAAAATAGGTGCTTCAGCAAGCTCTCCTTGCACATAGATGAGCCTTTGCCATTCCTCAACAGTTAACTGACCAGTCCTGATGTGATGACTCTCAATAGTTCCCTCGTTAGCAAGCATACGCTCAACTAAACTTTCTGCACCCATCTCAAGCGAGAAAACCGCTACAGCTTTGTTAGACTTAGTTGCCACATTTTGAGCGATATTAAGAGCAAATGCCGTCTTACCCATGGCAGGTCTGGCTGCTAAGATAATTAATTGATCTTCATGTAATCCTGTTGTTAACTTATCAAAGTCATAGAAGCCTGTGGCAATACCTGTAATCTGAGTATTATTGTTTGATCGCTCTTCAATTTTTTGATAGTTTTCTGCTAGTACGTCATGGATAGGTCTAAAACTACTCTTATTACTAGATTGACTAACCTCAATTAACGACCGCTCAGTTTTTGCGATAATCTCGTCAATGTCCATGTTCTCGTCATAGGCATTGCCAATAGAATCAGAAAGATTGTCAATGATAGATCTAAGTTGTGCTTTTTTAGCCACAATCTTTGCATAATGTTCAGCGTGTGCGCTTGTTGGTACTGCATTGACTACCTCCAGTAGATAGGTTATTCCGCCAATAGTAGCAAGATTGTCTTGACTTTCTAGCACTGATTTAACTGTGACGACATCAATAGGCTCAGCATTGCCAGAAATACTTAGCATGGCCTTAAATAATATTCTGTGTGCTGGTTTATAGAAATCATCTGGTTTCAGATACTCAGCCACCTCAATGATTTTTTCAGGATTGATAAAGATAGACCCTAAGACCGCCTGCTCTGACACAGGATCATGAGGCAACATTTTAAAATCTTCCATAGCTGCTTCCCTCATGATGTTCAATCTGCATTACTCTTCCGTACCGCTCAGCGACAATATCATCTCTGGATTTTGTTACTGACTTCGGTTGTTCTTCGTTGTCATCTCTACATAAAAATGCTATTAAAAATAGAATTACTAAAAAGATAACTGCACTTAGTGGATTTTCTGTCATACTCATATCCTTTTCTTTTTGCGATAACGTTCAAGCTCATTTTTCCATTCAATAGAGCCACGATAATCAAGATATACTTTAAATACCTTGGCATCTACCAATCGTCCAAATTTGTTATAATCAAATTTTGCTATTCAAGGCACGCTTTACAATTTCATCTTGAATAGCTTTTTTGATTGCATTTCCCAAAACAGATAAATCGGAAAACTCTTGAATGAGATTCATTGCTTCTGAGAAATCTTTGGATTCTTTAATCGCTAAATCAGCGTAGTAATTAGTAAGTCGTTTTGGTTCGTTAATTAGTTCTTTCATGTTCCTACCTTTTTATATCTGTTAACTTAATCTCAATACCATTAGAGCCCTAATAATGTCGTCAGACCTTGTCCAGAAGTCTTTGAAGTTATTTATAATTGTTCCGAGAGCCATTTTTTTATAGCTCTTTTTGACCATCTTTTTGCTGGTAGTTCTTTTGGAAAATCTTGCATATATCGGTACTGGTTTCTAAAAGTTGTTTCACCGATTCCTAAAAAATTACTTGTTGTGGAAATATCCATTAGCTCTGGATAGTTATCGTTCTCACTTTCTATTTCGATTAGCTTGTTAAGCGTATCTTTGATTATTGATTTTATCCAATCGGACAAACTTAATAAAATTTTGTCCATAGCTATCTCCTTTGTGATATAATCTAGTTGTTCATTTTTGTTAAGCGCATGTTCCCGCATGTGCTTCTTTCTTTCACACCAAATATAATTGACTTGATCGATTAAGATCAGCAATTTTCATCTTTGTATTAGTGCTTGGCTCCCAAGTCATCCAGTAAGATAATGCTGCATCTTCAAATTTCTTTGGTAACATGTCATATCGACTAACGTTAAAGTGAGCTTTAAAGTCCATCTCTGCTTCACGAAATACCGATTGAGCAAATACTTTATCACCATAAGCGGGACTATCTATGCCACCAAGCCACATCACTACACGACTTTTACGCTTTTTAAGTAGAGCTTGGGCAAAGCTGGGATGAATAGGTTGTTCATTTTTTAGGTAGTCCACATCCTGAGCTAGTTCCTGCTGTTGCTGTTTGAGTTTCTTCTGCCCTTGGAATAAAGCAATAAAAGCTTCATCAGATAAGTTTTCTGGGACATAAGCTCCTTGCTTACGGATTTGTGGTAAGACTTCTGATGTCACCCAGCGCTTGAATTCTTTTGCCTGTTGCAACTTGCTTGATAAAATGAGTGAGTAAAGACCAGATTCATTGATAATAATCATTTCACGATTCTGACCTGACTGAACGATTTGTTCTGTCAGCTTATCATCAAAATCAACATGATCACGTATAGCTTTTTGCGGATTTTGATACCCCAAAACATCAGCCACATCTTTACCAACAAAGTAAGGTTCGTTGTTAATAGTTAAAGTACGGACTTTCTGTCCGTTAAAGTTAAAAATTTCGTTCATAAAATTCCTTTCTTTTGATATAATAAATTTATAAAATTGTAATGAGGACACATGAAAATAATCTATCTACTACTTGTAATATTTGTCATACTGTACGTTACTCAAATTTTCCAAGAATTAAAAAAAATTAAAATTACACATGATTTAATTGATAGCTTCAACCAAGCATTTAAAACTAAAGATATAAATAAAATAAGGCGCATTCTTATTCCGCAAATGCCAAAATTAAAATACCTAAACCCCGATTATCCAATAGATGCACTAAGCTATGATAAGAGTGATTATGAATTCAATGAAGCTGTGAAAATTATCTATTCTCAACTATTCACAATACAAGACTATCTCCTATTCTATAAATGGCAGATCATAAATCCAATAACACCATTAAAAGATATCTTTCTAATTCCTAGCAAAATACTTAGTTTCCTAGGAATTAACCTTAATCGTCTTTTTGCGACAATTGTGAGTTTACTCGCTTGGATAATAATT